TCTAAGCTAAAAGAATCTCCCCTTCGGCAGGTTATATCAAGTTTTTTTGCTATGTCGAAATTTATCTTAGCCATATTAAATCATTTGTTCTTGGCCCTCAGGCTGTTGTTCCATTTGCTTCATAGCCATCTGTTGATCTCCCTGGGCTACCTGACGCTCATCCTTTCTGTCTTCTTTAAGTACATCTAGCTTCTCTTTAAAGTTCTGATCATCCTCTTTAAATCCTAGCGTTGCCTGAGCACGTATAGTTTCTATCTCTTTGTTAAACTCATGCTTCATCTGTGCTAATTGCATCTCTAGCTGAGCTTTGAGTTGTATCTCCTGCTGATCTAATTGAGACTGAGCCTGAAGCTCTTGCATCCTAGCATCCGAAGCTTGTTGTGCTGCCTGAGCTGCCTGCTGAGCCTGTTGTTCAGAGTTTTGCTGAGCCATCTGCTGCTGCTCAGTCATCCTCTTCTTTCTACGTATAACAAGCAATCTTTCAGCCTGGTTAACATCCTTAAGAGCCCTAACAGCCATAGCATCCTCAAGATCTATCTGCTGTTGTTGTATTGCCATCTGGATGTTTTGCTCAAGATACTGCCTATCCTCATCCTCCATCTCTTTAACTACCTGAACCCCAAAGTTATACATAGATAAATCTTTGAAAGAAGAAAGAACTTTCATATTCTCCTCCCCGATAGCATTAGTATATATCTTATGAAGTACAGACTCTACGGGTAGTATCTGTAAACATTTAACTACATCCTGGCACACCCTCTTAAAGAGCATCATAGATGCATTTGTAATATCGTATATAGCGTTATTTCCCGCTGCAATAGCTTGCTGCTGAACCCCTACTAATGCATCACCTTTAGGTGAAGAAGCGTCCATAGCTTCATTTATTCCCGTAGTATCTCGGATAAGCTGCATGTAGTGATTGTACAAACCAATAAGTTCATTTATATTGCGTATAGCGTTCCCTATCTCACGTACTGGTGGATTTTGGAAACCGCCTTCTGGATTCTTACTCCTATAGTAGAAGACACCCGTCTGCTCATATATGTCATGCAATTCTAACGGTTGTAACTCCCCACCTTTACCTAGCTGTACATTTTCTAACCCCTCAATATCTATAATCAACCCATCTGGCTTAGCCTTAGCAATAGCTTGCTGGATCTTTAGATGCGTAAGCTGTAGCATATCGGCAAAACCTGTACAACTCTCCACCATAGATTTAGGCATCATACGCCTAATGTTTGTTGCAGCTACAGAATAAGATAGTCTTGCTTTAGATATATCATGTATATTCTTAGGTACATTTTTCTTTCTACCATACCCAAACATATAATCCGTACCAAGAACGTAGCTACCACCGTATACTATAGCCATCTCCATCTTATGCGGAGTACGCTCAAACACACTACCTGGCTTTTCTTTATATTCAAACCCTTTGTAATAAAATCCTGTGTTTCCGTGTCTGCTTTCTTTTTCTTCAAAATGCATACAATCAACAGAGATAAACTCAAAATCCAACACATCAACCATATATTCGTCATACCCATACATAGTTCTCTGCAACCTCTCATCGTAATGAACCTGAGAAAGCTTTCCTGAGTCGTTACCCTGTTTATTTTTAGATTGTTTAGCTATCTCTTTAAATTGATCTTCGGTAAGTTTATCCCCAGCTATTCTTTTTAATTCTTGTATAGGCATACGCTTAACATCACCCGCGTATACTAAGTCTTCAAAATTAGGGTCTTCTGTATGACTATGGACAAAAGATATAGGATCTACGTATTCAAGTGCTATACCTTTGTTTGGGTCATTCTTTCTTTTAACCACAGACATACCCAGCGCTACTAAGTCATTAACAGCCCTTCTATATGTTGTATCAGAAAAATTACTCCAAGATAATGTCATGTTAGTACCTATCTGCGCCGCTATCTCCGCATCCGTCTTTATGTTTGTATCCATAAAAATCTCAGCTTCTTCCAGGGTATCTGGTATACTTTCGGGGTCCATATCTAAGACAACCCCTGTTTTTTCCTTTAGGCTACGAAGCAGTTCCTTTGCCTCGACTTGCATCTTTATTTTGTCTTTCTTTTTATTCTTCTCAGACGAGGATAAAGGATCAACAGACTCCAGGTTAGGGTATGGATCTCTAGAGAGTATTTTATTCACCACCACCTTAACAAATTTTGGGAGAATAGGTACAGGTGTGTAGTCTAAATTCAAAAGACTGCCGTCCCCTTTGTTTGGGGAGAGAGAATTAAGGAGTTGTTTATAGATGCTTGTATCTTGAGTACCGTTAGCATAATCCCTATTTCTCTCAAATATTTTATTCCTTTTCCCAAACAGCGAAGAAGCCTCATTCATCTTCCCCCACTGGGAATGCACAGCTTTAGCATACTGAAGACCGTATGCTTCGGACTCTTTAGTTAACTGGTCAGCCATAGGGTCTGGAAACCCGTTTTTTTTATTTACGTCGTCGTGTCCATACATATTATGCAAATATAGTGAATCAACCGATTACTTCATATCTCCTAAAGAATTTATGCTCAGTGAAATTCGTGCGCTCTTTAGGTTTAGATTTTTGCGCTGCAAGTAACGCTAATCCCGAACTAATAGTTAAGTCAAATTTTGTTCTTTTGTCTATTTTAAATCCTATCCAATCCTCCATTGTATCGTTAAAATACATCTTCCCCATGTCTCCAGAGTCGTAGTTAACCCCCACGTGATCATGTACATATGCTTCTATTGCATGTGCATGTGCCTGTATGACGTCTTGAGAGTTAGAAGGTATACCCTTCGTCTTTACATTGACGGTGGCCGAAGCCCCTTTAAGGTGTTCTGGGCGGTCCATTAGGTAACCATCGTAACCCCTTGATTCAAAGTATCTTACTATACCATACTTATTGTTCTCCACTAAGAGTGGATACCCGTAGAAAAAAGCCGACATTAATATATCTTCATAGAATATTTTAGCTAAATCTGGCCTAGAACAATACTCCACAACAAACATATTTGATGGGTTTTCTATATGAAATTTATTGTATAGGTGTAAAGCACCTTTAGAACCTCTCCCATCCAGTGTAGCATCGAGATCATAAGAGTCAACACCCCCACAACCTCTATCTGCAAAAGGTGCTATTTTCTTACCCCTATCCACCTTCATTACATTACGCTGCTCGTCAGGCGGTAACCAGCTAACTTTAAACCTACCATTTACATCGGCACTAAAAACAACTTCTTTATCCTTCTCTTTCCATATAAAGTTTCCTTTTACTACAGGGTTTGGAAAAAGCTCATCGTTATATTCTATCTGCTGATATATCTTACCTATGTTAAATAGGCTACCCTCGATACTATCCCTAAAGGCTTCATCCTCAGTAAAGGGAAACTGCCTCGTAACCTCATTAAGCTCAGATGGATCATGCTTTAAAGATTCCCTTTCATTCTTAAGATATCTCTTTGCCCCTATATTTATGCTCTCCCCATCTATACCTTCTATTGTTTTTTCTGGGGTATCTGTAACTGGGTTACCATAGATATCAAAAAACCCTTCTAGAGATTCTTGAGCAGGTATAAATAATCTATATAATCCACTTACCGTTCTACCATTCGCGTTCCTCTGTAGGGGGCTTGAATCCTTCCATAGATCTTTGTATTGTTTTCCGCCTTTGTCCATTGGATTTACCGTGCTTCCTACCATTGCCTTCCCCACGATTCTTCTTCCTACGATCAAACAAGTCCTCTGAATCCTCCAAGCGTCTTTTATGTCTGTAGGTCTTTCCCATTTTCCTGCTTCGTCTAGATACAATAGGTGTAGCTTCTCACCATCGTATGCGTTGTTAGTTGTATTTTTCCAATTAATAACTGTGTTAAGAGCTTCACCCGTTTGTGAGGTTTTATTCTTTTTAGTTATTCTTTTCGATGGCTCCCTAAAAGCTAATTCCATACGTGGATTAGTTGTACCATCTTGTATAGGTTTAAAGAAGAAAGGGTAGTTTCTAAACATGTAAACCACCTTCTTCATAAAGATGTTCTCTTGTGCGTCCTTTCCAGTCTTCGACTGTATCCCCATAAGCTTATCTTTAACCTGTGTAGCTTCATCGACAAGTACAGCAGAACAAATATTGGTGTACCCAGAACGACGGCACTTAGTATAAAGCTGACCAATACAACGAGAATCAATCTCGCAAGCAGCCATATGCAAAAATATCTCACGTTGAAAATTTAAAAAGTAAGGGTAACCAACATCCATCTTGGTCCACTGAAGCATCATGTAATGCCTCCCCGTAATATATATAGGTTCACCGTTGTTATAAAACCAAAA